ATATGGATGATATCAAGAGTAAGCCGAAGGAGGCAAATGGCCGCATAAATAATGAGACCATTCTCCTAAGGGTTATTAAATGACAAATGTATTCGAATTTCCTAAGAGCAAGATTTTCCGAGAAGTTCAACCCAACATTGAAGAAGTAGAAAAGGCTAAAGAAAAAGGCAAGCAAAAGTTTGCTGATGGAATTGTAGCTGAAGTTGCCACGGGTTTAATGGCTGAATTGGAGAATTATGGCATAGAACTTGAAGACGAAAAAGGAAACACTGTCAAAGACTTTCTTTTCTTGACAGACGTTCTAAAAAGTGTTATATACCGTAATATGGAGTTGAGTCATCCCCTACATGAGTTTGTGGATGATAACGTCTCTATCTTTGATAACGAAGAAGACTTCAAAAAGTATTTGGCCAACGTCGAAGGCGAAGAGCTAGAAGAAACGAAAGAATAGGTGTAATGTGATTTTGATTGACCTGAACCAGGTCCTGATTTCTAATCTAATGCAACAAATCGGATCTAATCCTAAAATCAAGTTGGAAGAAGACTTGATCCGTCATATGGTGCTAAACTCTCTCCGCTCATATGTAAGACAATTCAAACAGAAGTATGGTGAAATTGTGGTGTGCTGCGATAGTCGCAAGTACTGGCGCCGCGATGTGTTTCCGTTCTACAAGTCCAATCGTAAGAAGGACCGTGAGAAGTCTGAGTTTGACTGGAATCTCATCTTTGAAACGCTTGGCAAGATTCGTGAAGAACTCAAAGAGAACTTCCCTTATCGTGTGCTTGAAGTTGAAGGCGCTGAGGCGGACGATATCATCGCCGTACTCTCGGCTCGTCGGGCCGTATCCGAAGAGGTTCTAATTCTATCTTCTGATAAGGACTTCGTACAGCTTCAGAAGTATCCTAACGTCACACAGTATTCGCCTATTCTTAAGCGATACGTTAAGGCTGACGATCCTCACTTGTACATCAAAGAACATATCATTAAAGGTGACCGAGGTGATGGCATTCCAAACTTCCTATCGGCTGACAATACGTTCGCCTTAGGTGAGAGACAGAAAGTAATAAATAGTAAGAAGATGACTGAGTGGCTCCACAAGACTCCAGAAGAGTTTTGTATTACTGAGAACATGCTTCGTGGTTATAAGCGCAATCAAATGTTGGTAGACTTGGACTTTATCCCTGAGAATATCAAGCAGCAGATTGTAGAGTGCTATGATAATACCAAGCCAAGCACTCGACAGAAAATGTTTAACTACTTTATTGAGAAGAGACTATCCAATTTAATGGAAGTTATTGATGAGTTTTGAGGATTAAATGATCAAGAATATGCATGAAGTGTTTGATGAGCTAGAAGCAGCACCGACTAGAGATGCCGCGAAAGCCATACTATTCTACAATATGAACGCAGGCCTGCGCGGTGTTATGCGCGCCAATTTTCATCCTGGAATCAAGTTCGTTTTTGACGAGATTCCTCCGTATAAAATTAGCGATGCGCCGATTGGTCTAGGAGAAACTAACATACACAAAGAAATTAATCGCGTGTATATATTTGAACAGAACAACTCTCGCGTGGATCCTAATCTCACCTTTGAAAGGAAGAAGCAGATACTTACGCAAATATTGGAAGGCCTAGAAGCTAAAGAAGCCAAGGTCTTCGCTGATATGATAATGAAGAAATTAAAAGTGAGACACCTCGACAAACAAATGTTAGAAGAAGTGTTTCCCGATATGCTTTCGTACTGATTACTGAGGAGTTTTATATCATGGTCAATCTAACGAAGGAAGGATCATGTCTAAAAAGTCAAAGCTTGCTAAATTGCTATCATCAAAAGAACATTACGAATACGAAACAACGGTTGAGGATTGTCAGAAATGGTTCAATGTCCTCAACCGAGAACTATTCAACAGTTCACTTCCACCAATTGACGAAGTTGATATACGCTGGCGCCGTAAGGCACACGCATGGTATGACTATGATGCAACTAGACCTGGCGAAGGCGCTGCGAGACTTCTCATGAACAAGAGATATAAATCAAAACAGTTTTTTATTGAGGTGTTGGCCCATGAAATGGTGCACCACTACCAATATATCTACAACGAAGAGATGGGTCACGGATCTTCGTTCTTCAAATGGCGTGGCAAATTTAACAAAAAAGGTTTGAACCTCGTAAGGGCTTATTAACATGAAATACAAAAAGAATCATTATGGCACTCAAGAAAATGTTGATGATGAAGAATATGTGGATATGCGAAATGGCGCAAAGCGCCGTCCGATCCGAAATTGGACAAAAGCTTATGTAGAACATTTGGATGAAGCCGATGAGATAGACGATTTCTACAGTAACACTAAGAGTTACAGATAATAGCAAGCAGGTATGCTCCACGGGCATGCCTGCTATGCATTTATAACAATTGAAAAATTAGCTTGTGATCACTATCTCCTAGTCAAGAGACAATAACTGGAGACTATGAAATGGCTATCGCTTGGACTGAACAGCACAAAGGTTTTTATGACTCCCAATCAAATTGGGAAGGTGTAACACTAAAGGTTGTACACGACCAGAGCTATCGGATCATGTCCGACGTTTGGGGATCCGCTGACTGGGCGCTCGTTTGGGACGAGGCCACGGCGTCTCCCAAGACCATTCTTGTCAATGTATACGACATGAACGGACCCGACTGGAAGCCCGTCCAGATCACTGTGGACGCAACTGATGAGGTTCGCGCTAAGTATCTGAATTGGCGAACAAATATTGAATATGAAACCCTGCTTGACGCTGAGGAACAGCGTGTCCACCAGATTGAGAAGGGTGCTATCGCCAAGGTTGTCAAGGGCAAAAGTGGCAAGGGCACTATCGGTAAGGTTGTAGTCGCCATGACTGCTCCGTATCGCACCGGATGGCGTGCAAACCTTGAACTGAAGGTTGCAATTGCGACCTCTGACGTTAAGGTCAAGAAGGCCTTACGTAACGGCAAGGTTGCTGAGGTTTACCAGGACGTGGTCTGGGCATGGGCCCGCAATGTGGTTCGTGAAGATATCGCGCGAATCGACCTGGACGCTCTCAGGAAGCAGGCTCAGGAGAGGGCGGTACGATACTGTGTAGCCGCCTGACGCTCGTCCAGGACGCTCCAGGCTCATCCAAACAAATCTCAATGAAATCAAAGGCTTAGTATGAACACGGACCTACTGGTTTTGGCATATCTTGAAAGTGGTGGTTGTATTACTGTTGGCGAATATCGCAAACCTCGCAAGGAAGAGTTGACCTTCAGAAATGACAAGGGCTCAACCTACAATATCGGCCGGAAAGCGTTAACTCTTCAATCTAAAGGCATACCGCGCCGGACCTGATCCTGGCGCATACCAGCTATGCTAGTTCTTGGCATTGAAAACCGAGGGTCGCATCACTATATCCATTATATGACAATGAGAGAGAAATCCATGAAGACCTACCGCCCGATCAAGACTGCCCGCGAAAAAGCAAAGTTTCACGCTACGGTTGTAAATCATCCGAATGCCAATATTCGATTGGCTGCCAACTATATCGCCGAGGCTTTTCAAGCGGCTCGCAAGGGTGATGTTTCCGATTTTATGACTTTCATTTCCCTCGCACAAAAGTTTGCTGAGGATGTTGATTTCTGCAATCCCGAAAAGAACCTTCGCTAATGCTCAAGTACGTGGTAATGATCAAGAGCAACGATCCTGAATATATGTTTTTTGAGGACGGCCGCAAAACCGAGGTCGTCGGTCAATATAAGACATTCGCCGGCGCAGATCGCGCGGCTAAGGTGATCATTGACAATATGGAATTTCCAGAAAATTTCAACGTCAAGATTTATCTGAAGGGTATAAACGACAAGATTGAGTATGATACCGAGCAAAATTCTTGGTATCGTTTTATGAACTTTAACCTTATCTAAGGAGTTAATGATGGCACGTATGAAGGACTTTCTAATCGGCGTAGAAGAATTGGTCTACACCGCTATGGAAAAAGGCTTTACTGATTTGTATGGCATTCATGCCTACGTTCACATGTATGAGCCGAACGCCGATCTAGCAACGGTTGAGGCCATTCTTGATGAGTTGCACCGAATGGATGAAATGCAACTCTATGTTGCTTGACACTAGTTGTCGTTCCTGCTAGGATACTATTCGTTAAATGAAACATATGGAGTTTATTGATGCCTAAGATTGCTGGTCGTGACGTTCGTGGTGAGTTCCTCACTCTTCAACTTTTTGAGATTGGTACGGCGGTAACGCCGAAAGAAATCAACGACCACGTTGGTCGTGGTGATTATGCTGCAAAGTATATCTCCTTCCTGCGTAATCGTCATGGTTTTGAGTTCTCGGTGCAGAAAGACGGCCGCGAGGTTGTATCTTATACACTGCTCATGGAACCGAAGAATGCTGCTGAGGTACGCGCCCGCGCGACCGCTGCTCCTATCGCTGTCAAGACTGCGAAGATCAAGGCTGCGCCTAAGGTGAAGGCGTCTAAGCCGATCAAGGTTCGCCAGTCCAAGCAGACGCCTAGCGCGCCTGTGAAGAAGGCCGCTCGTCAGGTTCTCAAGGACCACGCCGATGCGGAAGCTGACCGCCTACTGGCTGAAATCGGTATGAAGAACGGTGGCGAGTATGCTGGTGGCACTTACTCTGTTGATCCCGACTGGGATTCCATGGACGGTATCGATGTGGCCAACTTCCTGAAGTGAGCCTAAATATACCTATAACAATCGGAGAAAAGAGATGCTAAGACGCTGCCTTTTAGCAGGGCTAACAGCCCTGCCTTTTTTTGCTATTTCAGCTAGTGCTGCTACTCAACGCAATAACGCAACATGGAAGGTGCCTGCGGGCGTCAAGAAGATCCGTGTTCGTTCATGGAATCCAGACGGTAGTATCGATTTGGATCGTACACTGAATGTTTCACCCAATCAAGTTTTTCGTATTGACGCAATCGAGGATTAAAATATGCAATGGGTATTGA